AATAATATAATCTAAACTACCTGCTTGTCAATAGTTATTTTTATCGGTACAGATTTTCTATCGGGATCTGCGGCGTGATAGCAGTGTGTCCGTGCCAGTTTCTCAGGTACTGCGTCCACGATTCCGGTTCAGATGCAAACGCCTTCGCGCCCTCTACCCCGAGTAGCTGCCTGCGGGACTTGTCCGACAGGCCACCAATGTACTCCGTCATCTTGTCGGGATCCGGCGTGTGATTCACGTCTGCGCCGGTCTCTGCCTCGTATACCGGAAAAAGCACGCAGAGGCACTGCGGATGGAATGGATACTCCGGCCCCTTGTCCTTTGGGTACACACCGCGCCCCAGACCGTACAGGTCTGCCGATGCATGGACGTTGCATATATCATACGCGGGATGTCGGTTTGACAAAACAACCTTAAATGCTGTAGTATCAGGGTCATACAGATTTGTCGAGTGAAACGCCTGCCCGTATGCGCGCGCAGTTTCGGTGCGGACAATCCGCTCCGCATTGTATCGTTCCTTGAAGTACAGAGCGTATTTGCTTGCCTTGTCCATGGCCTTTATAGAGCGGCTGTTTATCGCATCTATCACATCCTGGTATGCTCTTTTGAGCTTCGATGTAGACGGGTCTGTGAGCTTATTTATGCGCTTTTGGAGCCGCCTGACCTCGGCATTGAGCTGAGTCCACCCCTCATAGTCTCCGTAGCTGGCGAACTGTTTACGCGCTGCTGAGAGGGCTTTTTGAACGTCCTTGGCCACCTCGCCTGAGATTATCCCCACGTCCTGTATATTTTGTGCGGCCATGGCGGTCGCCTGCCGGAGTTGCATTTGGTTCTGCAGCTCGGTTATCAACCGTTGCGGATTCGCTACTGTGGCCTGAGAAAACAGGTTTTTGTTGATGTAGCCGCCTGCGAGATACCAGTTTACGGCGGCCTCGGTTGTTGCAGATATGGTGATGCCCTGCTTCAGACCGCCGACCACGGCCTGCTCGAGGTAGGTTTGGAGTTTTTCCGTCACGCCGTACTTCTGAAAGACGGCCCGGACTATGGCAGAGATATCCGCCGTCGGCCCTTGGCGACTGATCTCTGCCATAATCTCAAGCCTGATCCGGTCCATCAGTGCGGTGTACTGTTTCGTCCACCGGTTGATGTATTGATCGAGTCCGTTATACGGCACTATTCACTCGATTCTTCTGAAGACTCCTGCTCAGACGACGCCACCGGCTCCGGCACCGGCTCGACGTTGTCCATGCTTTCGATGATGAAATCGCGCTTCTCGCTGTCGCCCTTCCAGAATATCGCAACAAACTCCTTCCATAATTCCCGTTGCACCTCAAGCGTCGGCATTTTGTCAAGCGCGGTGAATATTTGTGCGGTGCGGATGTCGGCCCAGTTTGGCGCAAACTCCGTCGGATACATGGCCGTGTAGTCTGTGACCACCCCGGTATACTCCTCGTACATCTCCGCAATCCACATCTCAAGATCGTGCGCCGACTTGCTGGTGTCCTTCAGCACCATTTCTTCCGCGCGGAAGTCCCACTCCTTCGCAATGCCGGACGCCTCGGACTTCACCCCGATCACGCCGAGCTGGTTTGCCAGAGCGTGAATCTCGTTGACTATATCCCCGGCGTATGCCTGCATGTTGGTAAAGTGCGTCGGATCAGGCCCGATAAACGACGGCGTTATTTTCGCGTCGAGCGGTATGTCAAGAAAATTCGACGGACCGATGGTTACGTTGGTTCCACCAAACTGGCCGACCAGAATGGAGAAGGTCTGCATCTGCGATACGATTCTGATCTCGCTGTCAATGTTGTACTTCACAAAGCACAGCCATGCAAGCGAGAACAGGGGCGGGTCTGGTAAGTCTTGCAGGCTGTTCGACAGCACGAAGGATGTTATCGGCATGACCGGAAGCCGACCGAGGCCGTGCACACCGGTTTTCACGATAACCCACTGCGCGCCCACCTTCTCCATGAGCCACCAGTTGTTCTCGTCGTATTTCATAAACTGTTCGATGCGATTCTTTTCCCGCATCACATACCCGACGTGGAACGTGATCGTTTTAAGCGCGCCCCACTTGTCGCACTCCCACGCCTCTACATCCTGCGGGTCTCTCCGGTAGATGTAAGGCAGTTCCCGGCTGATCGTCGCCTCGTACTGCGTCGGCGGAACATTGTCGGGCGAGTCCATGACCACAAACGTCACGCCATATATCCGCGCGGCATACATGACATCTTTCACAAACTCCTGCATGGTCGTTCCGACGTTGTCCACGTTCCCAAGGAAAACATCGAACGCGGCATCATTCGATTCCCGCTTGATCTCGGTTGTAAACAGCGGGTCGACCATCGACGCGATGATGGGCCTGAAGAAGTTTTTATAGAACGATATTTTCCTGCGGTGGTTGTAGAACATCTCGCGCGGGTGCGGGATGAGATACGTGCCGTCGCGGAACCCCTGCGTCCCGTCAAACGTGTACTTCATGAAGTCCCAGATATTTAACTGCCGCACGTCCTGGTATGCGCTTTTGTCGTTGATCGCCTCGGTAGTGTAGGCACTGCCAACTATTTTTCTTTCTGCCATGTCTGTACTCCTTTATTCTTTTGGTTCATTCAAAAAGTATACAACCAAATTCAGGAGATACCACCAAGGTATCTTCCCGTGTAAATAAAAAGTGATTATTTAGTTCATTATTCCGGCACTCATAAAAATAACCAGTACAATACTCCACCCTATGACAATATTTACAATTCTTACACAAGCAATTTTTTTTGTTTTTTTTCATATATGGCCCTTATATGTTGATGTTATAATGCTGTACCGTTGTTGGGCGCATTTTCGATATGACCGCGTACCGGCGCGCGTCCATCAGGTGATTGAAATCGTCTATCGGCTTATTGGTGATCTTCCCGTTGGCATCCTCTATGTACCGATAGTTTCTTTGCTCTCTTATCCCGTCCACGCTTCTCTTTGTCCAAAATTGTTTATACTGGTTCACCCTCTGTATTCCGGTGAGAACTGAGTCCGGCCCTTTCGGCGCTGACTTGACGTTGAACCCGTAGGCCCGTATCTCCTGTGCGCTCTTTGGTTCTGCCGCATCGCAGAATATTTCGTCATAGTTTTTCTGTACCCCGGCGGCTTCCATGCGCTTGGCTATCTGATCATTCGTCAATCCCTTTTCATAAATGATCTGATCACAGTATAACTCATCCCCGACTATTTTGCAATGTACAAGAGCAGTCGGGTCGTTACTGAAGCCAAAGTCAAGGCCAAGAAATTCAATCCCATTGTCAGGCATTGCATCAACCTGACCAAAGGTAGAATGGACAAGCCCCTCAATGTTGCCGACTTCTCCGAGACCATATACCCGCCACCAGTTCGCGTCATGCTTCCGGCCCTCTATTCTTTCTACTATCTCAGGTGGTAAAACCTCTTTCGCGTCTTGATATGTTGAGTGGATGTATTCGGTCTTTTTCTTTATGTGCTTGAGCGGGGAATTGAGTATCTCGTGTACCCAGAACTCGGAGACGGGATTGTAGTCAAGAAACGTACACTTGCGCGTGCGCACATCCAGCTCGTCGAATGCGTCCTTTGTAATGTTGTTGGCCTCGTTGATAAACAGGATGTCGCGCCGACCGCCGCGCAGTTTCGACGAGTCATCAGCGGAAAAAAACTCCATCTTACCACGGCCCCAATTGTACGTCTTGTCCGTAGCCGACCACCGATCAGACTGAAACTCATTACCCATGATCGTCTCGAAATCTCGGATCACGCCGCGCTTGAGATGTGGCACAGACTCGGAGACTACGGAGATCATAAGCGGCTCGCGCGCGTAGACTGCTATGATGATAAGCAGTTGAAGGATTGAATATGTCTTACTGCTGGACGTGCCGCCCTGATTTATGATGAGGGTCTTTTTCCGCTGGTATGCGTCCGCGTTTCTGGCGAATACGTTAGTCGTCTTCATCAGCATCGTCTGGTTCCTTCGGTTCGATGCCGGATGAAATCTGGTTGACCGCTGCCTCTGCAATGGTGCTGGTGGTCACAATCTGCATGGGCGGGTAGGTTAGCCTGCCGCCCTGCGTCGTCATGTCTACGCGCTGGACCGGCAGGCCGATGCCATACTTCATAAT